CCCAGATGGGTGCTACAGTATTGGGGAACTGAAGTTTGCCGTAATGGTTTCCATGATGATATTTGGATAGCATCACTTGAAAATAAGATGCGTAAAACCAAAGATGATATTGTTATTAGCGATGTACGTTTTCCTAATGAAATCAAAGCCATTCACAATGCGGGTGGTAAAGTAATCCGTGTTAAGCGAGGCCCTGAACCCGAGTGGTACCAATATGCGCTAGACTACAATAAAGGCCCCGACGGTAATGTGGGTTGGGCAACTGGCAGAAATCGTCTTGAAAAATTAGGCATTCATGCTAGTGAAACTGCTTGGGTTGGCAGAAATATCGATATTACTATTTCAAATGACGGGACAATTGATGCCCTGTACGAAGCTATTAAAAATCAGGTGTCAGATCCCCTTGCTTCCATTTAACACCTTCTCGGTGTAATGTTCGTTGACAGTTGGCACAAATTGTTTTTAAATTATTAGGACGAGAGTTAGTTAAGTTTCCGTCAACGTGAAATACATTAAACTGCTCTTTCTGTTTACTTTTAAACCCGCATTTTTCACATTGATCCTTTTGCCTGTACCCGTCTAGGTACCATTTAGGTACACCTGTATCGCGCCCTTTGGAACAATGGTCACACTTTGATCTATAGTATGTTCTACCTTCTTTAATATAATTAATAGCAACTGGTCTACGTCCGCAAGTTTTACATAGTTCTCTCATACCCGCCCTTTTTGTTCCCTTTTCGATAGTATTTAACCAGGGGCTTTTTGTCCAAAGTCACTAAATATGTTAAAGAAAAACCATTTATGGGAGATTAACAAATGGCACTAAGTTCACCAGGCGTACAAGTAACTGTTATCGACGAGAGTTTTTACACTCCAGCCGCACCAGGGACTGTTCCACTAATTATCGTCGCTTCAGCACAAGACAAACAAAATGCCAGCGGTACAGGCACCGCAGTTGGTACAATGAAAGAAAATGCTGGACGAGTATATTTGATCACAAGTCAAAGAGATTTAACAGATACATTCGGCACACCATTGTTCTACACAGACGCGGGTGGCAATCCAATTAACGGCGGAGAGTTAAACGAATATGGTCTACAAGCTGCATACAGTTTACTAGGCGTAAGTTCTCGTGCTTATGTTACTCGCGCTGATGTTGATCTAGGATCACTATTACCAACATCCAGTGTGCCAGTTGGCGAACCAGCTGATGGAACATTTTGGTTAGATACAACTTCAAACACTTCATGGGGTATCTTTGAGTGGAACGCAACGACAGGGCAATTTGTCAACAAAGTTCCAGCAGTTATTGATAACTCAAACAAGGCCGCATTGCTAGACGGTGATATGCCTGCTCAAGCGTTCGGTGTTGCAGGTACTTACGCAATCGTTGCGACAAGTGCGAACATGATCAACCTATGGTACAAAAATAAAGACGGTAACTGGGTTGAAGTTGGTTCAAACACAGAAACAGGATTTACATCTGGAAGTTCTTTTAACGCAACAGCGTGGCAAACAAGTTTTCCAGTAGTTAAAGGAACAAAGTCTGTTACAGCAGGTACATTGCCAAACGGCGCTACAATGCTAATCAATGGACAAGAAATTACATTAAGCGGTACTGACGTAATTGCAATGGCATCTAGTATCAACGCAACTATGCGTACAAAAGGTGTTAACGCTCGCGTAGGTACAAGCAACGTTCTAGAACTATATGCTGATCAAACAGCATCAAGTAACGGAGCAAGTGGCGCTACAGCTATTGCCGCAATGACTGTTGATACTGCAACAGTTGTTAACACTGGTACTAACTACTCTGTAGGTAACGTTCTATCTGTATTAGGTGGAAACGGTACTGCTGCATCACTTACAGTAACTGGCGTTAATGCTCGTGGTTCTATTACTGGTTTCTCATTTGCTGATCGCGGTGAGTACACAGGAACTATTCCTTCTGTTTCAAATGCTCTTACAACAGTAAACACTGGAACAGGAACAAATGCTGCATTATCGTTAACATTTAAAGTAGAGATGATTAATGTAACAGAACCAGGTTTTGAATACAGTGGTGATACTCCTCCAACAGTAAGTATTGGCGGAAATGCTCACTTAGGAGCAGTTACTATTGTTAGTGGCGGAATTACTGGTATTGCTGTAACTGACGAAGGTAGCGGATATACTTCTATTCCTACTGTTTCTATTAGCACAGCAGATACTGATGCTCACGATGGCCGCATTGAAATTAAAGTTGGCTCAACAGCTACGTTATTAACTACTTTAGGACTAACAGCCGGTACATACGGAGCAGTAAGTTTATTCCAAGGTCCGCATACACAGTATCCAGACTTTAGTACTAACCCAAGTGGCTCTGTTTATGTTAAGACAACAAGTCCTAACAAAGGTGCTGATTGGACAGTTAAGTCATACAACGCAACTACTAAGTCATGGGTTACAAGCAAGGCTCCGATCTATGCTAGTCCAGAAGCCGCAATCTACGGTATTGATCCAGTAGGCGACGGTAAGGCAATTCCAGCAGGACAAATTTATGTTGAACAAAATTACGATCATGGTACAGGTGCTCCTAGTTCTCCGGCACTAGTAAGTTTTAAAATGTATCGTCGTAGTGCAACAGGGTTCACAACAGTTACAACTCCGAGCAGAACAAGCGCATTGACATTTACATCGACTTCTAGCTTTGATATTAAAGTTAGCAGCCAAGGTGTATTTGGCGCAGTTGTAAACATCGAAGTTCAACCAGGTGACACTTTAGAGACTGTTGCTCAATTGTTATTAAACAACACAGGTGCTGAAAGTGCCCTATACGGATTGAGCGCAAGTTACAATCCAGAAACATTCCAGCTAGCAATTAGTCATACAGGTGGCGGAGAAATTCGTTTAACTGATAACCTTCGTACACCTCTAGCAGACATGGGATTTGTTGCCTGGGCACGTTCAGAGTCTGGAGTAGAAACAGGTACAAAGAACCTATACTACAAAGGAGACTATGATGCTGACGAGTTTGACTTCCATGCTTCTAACTGGAAGCCATTGGTATTTGAAGCAAAACAAACAGCACCATTTACAGATCCAGTAGACGGACAATTATGGTACAGTTCAGTAGTCGACCAAGTTGATATTATGTATCATGACGGTTCAAAATGGGTCGGTTATAAAAACGCTTTCCCACAATCAGACATTAACGGTCCAATTGTAGCATCAGTTGCTCCTAAGTTAAACGGTGGACACAGCGATGGTACTGACCTAGTTAACGGCGACATTTGGATTAGCACAGCTTCTTTAGAAGAATACGGTCAGAACATTTATGTTTGGAACGGTACAACATTAAAGTGGATTAAACAAGATCCGAGCGATCAGACAAGTCCAAACGCATGGGTGTTTGCTAACGCACGTTGGGCAAATACTGGGTATGCTACAGATGCTTCAACAATCAAAACATTGCTATCAAGCAACTACGTAGATCCAGATGCTCCAGATCCAGCACTATATCCAAAAGGTACACGTCTATGGAACTTACGCCGTAGCGGGTTCAACGTTAAGAAGTTTGTTAAGAACTATATCAACGTTGATGCTAACGACGGAAAGAACATTCGTTATCTAAACGAACACATGGATGGTTCAGGCGGATCAACATTGTACAACGCAGATCGTTGGGTTAGTGTAACACCTAACAACGAAGACGGTTCTGGTAAGTTTGGTCGTCACGCTCAACGCGGATTTGTAGTAGCAGGACTAAAAGCCCTAATTGATACAAGTTCAGCAATCCGTGATACAGATACGCTAGTGTTTAACTTAATGGCCACTCCTGGTTATCCAGAAGCTATTCAAAACGAAATCGCACTAAACGCAGATCGTGGACAGACAGCATTTGTTGTCGGCGACACACCATTCCGTTTAGCACCAACTGGCACAGCATTGAGCGAGTGGGGCTTTAACGTAAACGGTGCGTTTGACAACGGTGATGTTGGTGGCACAAGTTATGACGAGTACATGGCCATGTTCTACCCAAGTGGTTACACTACAGACAATACAGGAAACTATATTGTTGTTCCACCAAGTCACATGATGCTACGTACTATTGCTACAAGCGACCAGAAGAGTTATCAATGGTTTGCTCCGGCTGGTACACGTCGTGGTGGTGTTGATAACGCAAGTAGCGTAGGTTACTTAGACGCTAACAACGAGTTCCACACAACAGCGTTACCGGAAAGTCTACGTAGTGTTTTAGCAAGTGTTAAGATTAACCCTATTGCTACACTAACAGGCGTTGGTGTTGTTAACATGGGTCAATATACTCGTGCTAAGAACGCAAGTAGTTTAGATCGTATTAACGTTGCTCGTCTAGTAGCATTCCTACGTAGACAAATGGGCATCTTGGCCAAGCCATACTTGTTTGAGCCAAATGATAAAATTACACGTAACGAGATCAAACGTGCCGCAGAAAGCCTATTACTAGAACTAGTAGGTCAACGAGCATTGTATGACTTCATCGTAGTTTGCGATGAATCTAACAACACTCCAAGCAGAATTGATCGTAGTGAACTATGGTTAGACGTAGCGATTGAGCCAGTTAAGGCAGTAGAGTTTATCTACATTCCTTTACGTCTCAAGAACACTGGCGAAATTAAGGCCGGCGTTTAATATAAATATAAAGGACAGGAGCAAACAATATGGCAATCGCAAGTTTAAGCAGATTCACAGTACCGTTAGGTGCAGGCCAATCAGCAAGTGTACAAGGCTTGCTGATGCCAAAACTAAAGTATCGCTTCAGAGTGACACTTCAAAATTTTGGTGTAAGCAAACCAACTACTGAACTTACCAAGCAAGTAGTTGATGTAACACGCCCTAAAGTAACATTCGATGACATTGTTATCGATGTTTACAATAGTCGTGTAAAATTAGCAGGTAAGCACTCTTGGGGCGACATGACCCTAACAATTCGTGATGACGTCACAGGCGCATCTAGCAAATTGGTTGGAGAGCAATTACAAAAGCAGTTTGACTTTTATGAACAGGCAGCGGCTGCTAGTGGTATCGATTATAAGTTTACTACTGTAATCGAAATGTTAGATGGTGGTAACGGAGCTAATGAAGCACAAGTTTTAGAAACATGGGAAGTTGACGGATGTTTCTTAAGTGACGTAGACTACCAAGGTTTAGATTATAAGACTAGCGAACCCGTACAGATTGCTATGACAATCAAGTTCGATAATGCTATTCAAATTGGTGCTAGTGGTCAGCCACTAGGTGTTGGTCAAGCAGTTGGCCGCACACTAGGTACAATGATCACTGGTTAATAGTCGGCAAGACATGGAAGACCTGGACCAAAAATCCAGGTCTTTTTTTACGGATAAATATTCATATGTCAAATCCGTTTAATAATTTCTTAGGTCAAATGATCAATGGGGCAGGAAACCCGAAAGGGCAACTTGGTTCATTTGCCCATGCCACTCGTTTATACGTAGACGATACATTTGCCCTAGCACCAAAGAATGGATGGATCTATTATGTTGTGTTTAACATTAACCAATCTGCTTTGGGCAATAATAGCAATGCCGGGTTAACAACTGGACCAACAGGCGGTCTACTTGATTTGTTAAAAGGTGTGGCAAATACACTCGACGACTGGAAAGTTAGACGTCAACCTGAAATTGGAATGTTAGTCAAGTCAACAGATCTTCCTAAATTTGCAATACAGAATGAAGTATTAAATCAGTATAATAGAAAAACTTATATTCAAAAAGCAATAACATACAATCCTATTAATATGTCATTCCACGATGATATGAGTAATGTAACACATAGGCTATGGACATATTATTACAAGTATTATTTTGCAGACAGCAATTACGGTAGTGGTAATAATTTTCAAGTAGGTAGTTTGCCTGCCGCATACAAAGATACAAAATACAAATCTAATTCTAATATATTTGGGTCTACAAACTACGGATTAAACAATGGAGCCGTAGAACCATTCTTTGATAGCATCTGTATATATCAATTAAACCGTAAGAGGTTTACAAGTTTTATTTTAGTCAATCCAATGATTCTACAATGGGACCATGATAGACTAGATCAATCAAGCGGAAATAAAATCCTAGAAAACAAAGCAACTATTGGATACGAGTCAGTAATGTACGGTGAAGGATATGTTAAAAAAGATAATCCAAGTGGCTTTGCTACTTTCCATTACGACCTAACGCCTAGTCCATTAAGTATTGCGGGTGGCGGTAATAATAGTTTATTTGGTCCAGGAGGTATTATTGATGGAGCTAGTGAAGTGTTTGGCGACTTTAGTAATATAGCTAACGGCAATGCTAGTCCACTGAGTATACTAGGAACAGCTCTAAAGACTGGCAACTTATTAAAGAATACTAAGAATGTTTCTGGAGCAGGTGTTAGTGGAGAATTATTTGGACTACTGGGCAACGGAAGAAACTTGGGCGGGCTTGCGGCTGCGGGAGCAGGCCTTGCGGGAGCAGGTATTAAATTATTCAAAGGTAGCAACGCAAAAATAGACGGTAAGACAACTGGAGTTGCTGCCAAAGTAGCAACTGCTGCAGGAACAAGATCAATTGCTGCCGCCTCTACTAGTGCTTCAGGTAATGGTACAGATAGCTTTTTAGCAAATGCCGGTGACCCTGTAGATTTAACAGATGCCGAATTGCCAGATCCGCTACCAGACAATGTAGCAGACTTAGAAACACTTCAACAAATTCAACAAGATTTGTTAAGTGAGACTACTGATTCTGTTTTACGTAATCAAAGTTTAAAAGATCAATATGCTGATCAAATTTCTCAAGCACAGCAAGACGGTGATGATGATTTACTAAATTCATTGTATGACGAATTAAAAGCAGAAGGGTATACTGATCCAGATTTACTATATAATAAAATAGAAAAGATAAATTCTAATTTAGAAGTATTATCTTCAGCAATTCAGGAAGCTAATGA